CAGTTAGATGCAAACACCACATTCAAAGAGTTCTTTAAGAAAACAGATGATTTCTTTCAAAGGGAGTGGCTAGGGCCAAAGCGCTTTAAGCTCTATAAAGATGGGAAATTTGATTTTGATAAGTTCTTTGATCCTGAAGGCCGTTTCTATAGCTTAGATGATTTGAGAAAGTTGGATGAAAAAGCTTTTAAAAAGTTGGGTCTGTAATTTTTCTTATGTTATATTTTTTAAAACATCAGAATTTATACAATATGAAAACAATAGCTTTTGTATGTCTAACCCTAATTTCCATCACTTGTTTAGCTGAACCAAGTCAAAAATATCTTAAAGAATATGATCGATTGTCTGAAGCTTTGGAGTCAGCAATGGCAAATGCATATTCTTTTGATCCTGCAACTGGTCAAGTAAAACAGGCTACTCAAGGTTTAGAAGCTAAAAATAATTTATGTAGAGCTGCCCAGGCGAAACTAAACCTCACCACGTTTTTAAAAGACAATTTAGAGGAATCTAAAGAGCTTTATAAATCTATTGATGGTGCAGAGACTCTAGATAAAAATTATCTTAGTGGACAACAGCAGGAACAACAAAATCTCGTTTCAAATTTGAAAAAAGACCTTGTTGGAACTGGATTTAACTGTGAGTAATTATTGCCGATTACAGGTAATTCTAAACTCACTTAAGACACAATTTTCACCTATATAAGCGCCCAAATGGCGCTTTTGTCATTTATGGAGTTTGGCTTATGAGTGAATCAAAAGTTAGACATTTGGTACTTAAAAGAGTTTCAGATAAATCTTCTCATCTTGCTCTTTGTGACGAGGAAACAGGTATTCCATTAGCTGGATTAACCGCTGTAAAAATGAATTGTAGTGTTTTTGAGGGTCCAGCGACTATCACGGCAACATTTGATGTAGGTGGTCCTCAAGGCATCCGCTTAGTTGGTGATGAACCTAGACAAAAGGTTTGGAGTGCAAAGGAAACGTAGCGAAAGGTACTACAAATGCCTGAAAAGCAAATCAATATGTCAGATGCTCAATATATTCTGAGCACAAAATGAATTCTGGTGCCATTTCTTCAAATTAAGGTTTCAAGCCATGGCAATTTATGGTTTTACTTTTGAAAGATTAAAAGCAATTGCACTCATCAAATAGAACTTAATTTTTAACCATAGCACCTTCGGGTGCTTTTTTTGCGAGAAGAAAATGCCAAGCCCTATTATCCAATATTTCCAATATGAACATTTACCTGAACATTTGCAGCAAGTTAGTAAGCCAATTGTTGATTTAGCTCGGCAAATGGATGAGCAACTTCCTGACGGGCCTGAAAAATCCACAGGATTAAGAAAGCTACTTGAAGCAAAAGATGCATTTGTACGCCAAGCTTTAAGTAAATAATCATTTATAGAAATGAAGCGTCCTAAAGGGCGCTTTTTTATTGCCTGCCGAAAGCGGATGCTAACGGCGAATCCGGGCGGATGCCCATTTTGTATATATAGGTTGGATGACCAATGAAACTTAAAACAGTAACAATCGACGGTAAAGTTTATGCGGAAGTAGACGGTGATAAGCCGATCTATATTCATGATGACGGCAAAGAAATGCCACATGATGCACCACACTCGGTAGCAACAATTGCACGCTTAAACAATGAAGCTAAAACACATCGTGAAGCCAAAGAAGCAGCCGAAAAAGCATTAAAAGCTTTTGAAGGAATTGAAGACCCAGCGGCAGCTAAAAAGGCATTACAAACAATCCAAAATCTCGATGATAAAAAGCTGGTGGATGCCGGTGAAGTTGAGAAAGTTAAAGCTGAAGCTATCAAAGCAGTTGAGGAAAAATATGCCCCGATTGTTGCGCAACGTGATGCTCTAGAAGCCTCTTTACATAAAGAACTTATCGGCGGTGGTTTTGCTCGTTCTAAGTACATTCAAGACAACATTGCAGTACCTGTGGACATGGTTCAGGCAACCTTTGGTCATCACTTCAAAATCGAAGAAGGCAAGGTGGTTGCATATGATCCGAACGGCGAAAAGATTTATTCACGTGTCCGCCCGGGTGAACTTGCAAATGTTGATGAAGCTTTAGAGTCATTGGTTGGTGGATACCAGCATAAAGACTTAATTCTTAAAGGTGGTAAAGGAACTGGTGGCGGTTTTCAAGGTGGGGGCAAAGGTGGAGCACCTACTGGAATGAAACGCAGTGAAATGTCTGTTTCTCAGAAAGCAGATTACATCAAAGAACATGGCAATGATGCCTTCCTAAAACTACCGAACTAATCATTAAATATTTGGAGATAAGTAGTTATGACTACGACAGTTAATTCCGACATGATCATCTACAACCAACTGGCCCAAACAGCGTATTTAGAACGTTTACAAGACAATTTGAATGTCTTTAATGAAGCTTCCAATGGTGCGATTATTTATCGTAATGAAATCATTCAAGGTGACTTCAATAAAAATACATTCTACAAAGTTGGTGGTAGCATTAAACATCGTGATGTGAACTCCAATGCAAAAGTAACTCCGGAAAAAATCGGTGCAGGTGAGTCTGTAGGTGTAAAAATTCCATATAAATATGGCCCTTATGCATCTACTGAAGAGGCATTTAAGCGCCGTGCTCGTACACCAGAAGAATTTGCTATGGTTGTTGGTTACGATCTTGCTGATGCATTGGTTGCTGGTCGTTTAGAGTACAGCCTAGCTTCTTTAAAAGCTGCTATTTCTAGCAATCCAGACATGGTTGCAAAAGGTAGTATCGTTGTTGATGGCCGCAAAGCATTAACTCGTGGTATGCGAAAGTTTGGTGATAAGTTTGGCCGTATTGGTTTATGGGTGATGAACTCAGATACATATTTCGATATTGTCGATGATGCAATCACTAAGCAAATTTATGGTGAATCTGAAATCGTTATCTATGGTGGTTTACCCGGTACATTAGGTAAGCCAGTCTTGGTGACTGATGCTGTAGGTGATAACGATGCTTTTGGCTTGCAGTATGGTGCTGTAACAGTAACTGAATCACAAGTACCGGGCTTCCGAGCTTATGACATCAATGATGAAGAAAACTTAGCAATCGGTATGCGTGCTGAAGGTGCATTTAACCTAGATATTCTTGGTTATAGTTGGGATACATCGAAAGGTGAAAATCCTGACCTTACATTACTTGGTTCAAGCGCTAACTGGATTAAATATGCAACCAGCAACAAAATGACAGCAGGTACCTTACTTGATTTATCAGGTACAGCGACAACTGGTTAAAACCTAAAAATTAAAACCTAAGGGGGCTAATAAGCCCTCTTTTTATTATTAAGAGAAAAGCGCCATGAAGATTATCTATACACGCATTGCAGCAGCTGCTGCATTAGAGACGGGCATTATTGCTAACCCTGACTATTATGAAAACCCAAATTTGAAAGCAAAAGAGGTAATTATTTACGGTAATTATCCAAAGATTCAAAAGGATTACGAATCTTTAGAAGTTCCAGTTGAAGTTCGTAAGTTGGAAGAGCCACAAAAAACGACTTTGGCCACGGTAAATGTCGAGGTAGGAGTCACCCCTGAACTTCAAACTGTGATTGATGATGCAAAAGCTGAGTGTGAAAAGATAGTTGAAGAAAACACTCAGCTTAAGCAGAAAATTGCCATCTTAGAGCAGGCCGGCGGCAACCAGTCAGAGTTGTTATCTGAGAATTCACGATTAAAAGATGCAGCAGTCTTAGCAGATAAAGCTCTTAAAGATGCTGAAGCTCAAGTGGTCGGTATAAAAACTGAATTTGAAGCTTTTAAAAACGATATTCCCGCAATGCAAGCGCGTATTGCTGAATTGGAAGCTGGAAAAGCGGCAGAAAACCCAGCTACAGAAACGGCAGCTAATGATTTTGAAAACTGGTCAAATGATCAATTAAAAGAGTATTTGGCTAGTAAAAACATTGGTTACAAACCGTCTGCAACAAAAGCAGAACTCCTTAAATTAATCCCGAAGGAATAATGCAATGAGCTTTATTACTGTAGATGACGCAAATTCAATTTTGGGCAGCGATTTTGCACCAGACAGTGATAAAGCTCGTCTGGTAAAGCTGGCTAATGTTTGGATGAAAAAACGGATTGGTTTTGTACCAGATCCTATTGATCCACTTCTTAAAGACGCGGCTTGTGAAATTATCAAAGGAATTCTGGCCAAAGTAATTTATAACGGCAAAGACCAGCAGTTGAAGCGTAAGAAGGTCAAAGCTGATTCTGTTGAGTCAGAAAAAGAATACCAAGATGGATCTGAAGCAATTTCTAGCTTTGAACAGATAGCAATTGATTTTATTGACTCACTTGATTTGAAAGATCCAAATGCAAGTTTTAATGGCTTTGGCATACCACTTTACAGGGCATGATATGGGCTTACGTGACGAAATTCAGGCAGATATTGCCGAAGCATTTAATGATGATTTAGCGGACGCCGTTCATACCTTTACATGTGAGCGGATCTCAAAAACAAATTGGGATCCTAAGACTGAAACGTATGTTGAAGTTAAAGAAAACTATTCTGGCCGTGGCGTTCTGTTTGGCTCATACAGTCAATATGAGATTCAAACGCTTGGAGTATTGGCCACTGATAAGAAGGCTACAGTGCTGCAGAATGAAGTAACTATGACTCCAAAAATTGATGATGAGTGGTTAACAGCCTTAGGTTCATTCCGGGTAATTCATATTCAACAGGATCCAGCTAGCACAATATGGAAATGTCAGCTTCGAAAAGTGTAGGGGCTAAAATGGTTAATCCTGATTATGTTCCTGAATGGTATATCTCGCCTTTTCAACATGTGCAGTACACGCTTGCTCGAAATCAACTACACATGGATTTGTTATTTGAAGATATGGATAAGGCCGATCAATTTTTGGATATGGGAGCGGATGCGCAAGTTAGTACTTTTTCTGATGGTGCATATGCAATCGTCCAAATTGGTGATACGGCGGATAAAGACCGAATTCAAGTTTATGGATTGCTTTTACATGAAGCTGTTCATGTCTGGCAAAAGATTAAAAAGCTCATGGGTGAACGAGAACCGAGCTCTGAGTTTGAAGCTTATTCAATTCAGGCGATCGCTCAGGATCTCTTTAAGATGTATGAGGAAAGCGAGTTAAATGATGGGATGGAAGGGGAAAAGGCCAACTGATTTTAGTTTTGATGTGGCTAAAATGGCAGAGGAAAAAGTAAAGAAAATTACAATGGATGCTGTTCAGTCTTTGGTCGTTTCAAGTCCTGTTGATACTGGCGCTTATCGTGCTTCGCATATCGTTTCAATTGGATCTGGTGATTATGGTGTCCGTGGACCTGAAACAAATGCTATTCAGGATGCAGCTATTCAAGCCGTGAAGTTTAAGTTGGGCAATTTAGTTTATATCCAGAACAACCAGCCTTATGCAGAGCGCTTAGAAAATGGGTGGTCTGATCAAGCACCACAAGGAATTTACAACACCACCTTTACCTTTATTTCTCAGAAGTATGGCGGCTAAAATGGCAATGACTTTAGAGCAGACAAGGCAAGCTATTATCGATCGTATGCAAGCTTTTACCGGTATTACGCAAGACAGAATCCAGTATCCAAATTTACCAGGCTTTAATGTACCTAAAGATGGTGTTTGGTGCCGCTTAACGATTGCAGGTGGTCCCAGTTTTACTTCTGGCATTGCAGATAAGCCATGTACTCGCCGTACCGGTAATATCATGATTCAATGCTTTGCACGTCCCAATTCAGGAATAATTGAAATCACAAAATTGAGTGATGCATTACTTGCTCATTTTGAATATTACTCAATCGAACACTTAGAATGTTTGAATGGCCAATCTATTTATGCGGGTAAAGATGCTGACTTCATTCAATACAATGTATCAATAAGTTTTTTAGTTAACTAAAGCACATAACAAACCAATCTTTCACTACCACCTCATCGGTGGTTTTTTTATGTCTATAGGAATCACTTATGAGCAATTTTGTTTTTAAGCGTGGTGACACATTCAACTTGAACTTGCAGCTAGTTGATATGGATGAAACTTTGCAATATCCACCCGATGATGTTCGCCGTGCAATTGATCTGACGGGTTATACCTTTACTTCACAGATTAAAGCTTTGGCTGATGGAGCAGCTGTGGCTACCTTGACTTGCACAGCTCTAAACCAGAGCACACAGAAGGGATGGCTTAACGTTAAATCAGGTGCAAGCACAGCAGCTTGGCCTTTAGGTTTGTGTCAGATGGATATTAAGGCTGTCGTGAATGGAGTTACCCAGCATACAGATACTTTGATTTTCCAAGTAATTGATGGGGTGACAGCATAATGGCAAATCTTGTATTTAAATTTAATTGGGATCATCGGCCGTTCCCTTATAACGCTTCGCAGGGTAAACGGCAGTTCATGTTGCCTTTTGCTTCGGGTATTCCAAACTTAAGCCCACAGCTTTCACAAGTTCAGGGGGCTGGAACGGCTGCAGCTGCAAACCTAACGACTTCATTTTCCGATGATACGATTGGACGGGTACTCCGTGTAGGCGATTTTGGTTTAGGAAAGCCGCTACGGAATACTGATGTTAATGGAAATGATCTCAATAATATGACCACCGTGGGGTTCTATGGCAATGACACATTTGCCAGTGCAACTCTTGCTTTAAACTTTCCAGAGGCTGGTGTTGTAGGGTCATTGTTAGTATTGAACGTTGCTGGAACTAATAATTACCGTAATCAGGTGTATATTTCCGCATCAAGCGGCCGGATCTGGTTTCGCTCTACCTCAGATTTAACCAACTGGACGCCATGGAAGCGATTACTGGATGCCAGTAGCGCAGAATACCAGCGTATCGTGAATAATGGTTTTGCCGCTAACTTTGCACTGACCAATGTCGCGTTATCAACCTTAGATTCCCGAGGTAGTTTTATCGGTTTACAGAGTACTGGGGCAAATGCTTCGGCTGCAGGAGATTATCCCGGTATTTTTGCACAGTATATTCTTGGACTAAACATTGCCAGTGCAAGCGAACATGCGGCACAAATCAGTGTTGGAACTTCGTCTACTTATATCGGATTTAGGCGACATAGTTACCAAGGTTCTTATTCACCATGGTATGCACTAAGAGGTGAACACAATACAACCGTGGATGGTTCAGGCTTTATTAAAGCCGCTTCGCCAGTCGTTAAGCTTTTCCAAAGTCATATTGAGCTAAATAACGATGCAGCTAAGCAACCAATCACTTTCGATAAGTTGGGTACTGGTGATTACTTAGTGAAAGGCTCATT